TGACTTTCTAAAAGTTCGTGAGACTTTGACCCGCATCGGAGTTGCTTCAAGAAAAGAGAAGAAAATCTATCAGTCTTGCCATATTCTACACAAGCAAGGTAGATATTATCTCGTTCACTTTAAGGAATTGTTTGCCCTGGACGGTAAACATGCTAACCTGACTGTGAATGATGTTCAACGGCGTAATCGTATCGCTCAACTGCTTGCTGATTGGGGTTTGATTGAGATTGTAGATCTCACAAAGATTCAAGACATCGCTCCCTTAAACCAGATTAAGGTTCTTGCTTATAAAGACAAAGGGGATTGGATTCTAGAAACCAAATATAATATTGGTGCTAAGAAGAAAAAGGTAGAGGATGCCGAATGATAAAGTGGGGAGTTCAACACTCCCCTTTTTATTGCTTACACCTATATAATAGTAAGGATGCCTTCGGGGTCCACAAAACACAAACTCGCTTTAGAAGGAGCTACAATAATGAACAGTATCACAAGATATGCTGCGTCAGATCTTCCTGCCTTAATGGAGAAGATTAATAAGTACAGTATTGGAATGGATGAATATTTTGATCGTTTGTTTCACCTTCATGAAACTACTTCCAACTATCCACCATATAATCTAGTTCAAGTCAGTAATGTAGAATCACGACTTGAACTTGCTCTTGCTGGATTCAAAAAGAAAGAAGTCTATGTTTACACTCAAGACGGCAAACTCTTTGTTGAAGGTCAGAAAGAAGATAAAGAAACGGAGTCTAACTATCTTCACAAAGGTTTGGCTCAACGGAGTTTTACACGTGCCTGGACACTCTCTGATGATACGGAAGTTAGATCAGTTGATTTTGAGGATGGGCTTTTGAGTATTACTCTTGGTAGAATTGTTCCTGATCATCATAAACGAAAAGATTGGTTCTAAATAGTTTTGAATATCGTCGGCGCTTTGCCTCAGAGGGGAACTCGCAAAATCCAGTTGACACTTCCCCCCTTTATTGCTAGAATGTATAAAGGATAAAATAAAAAATGTCAATTAAACTAGCATTATTAAAGTCTGGTGAGCAAGTTATTGCTGACATAAAAGAACTCCTCATTGAGGATAAAGTTTGTGGTTATTACTTTTTTAAACCACATAGAGTTCGTTTAGGAAGACCAGTACTTTTAACTGAAGAACAGGAAGTCAGTTCTGATTCAGTAGAAGTTACATTGTCTCCATGGATTTTAATATCAAAAGATGATCAGATGTCTGTATCTTTTGATTGGGTTGTAACAATTGTAGAACCAATCAAAGATGTAAAAGAAATGTATTTGGAAAAAACTAATGAGTCAAGTAATAAAATGTCTTCTATTAAAGAATGATGTTATTTTAATCTCCGAAATTATAGAAGTTGGTTCCGAAATTGGAGAACCAGATTGTAAGCTAATTAATCCATTCAAACTTTTAGAGCATTCTAATTCTTTTACCTTGGAACCATGGATTACTTTCAGTTTACAGACAGAATTTATGATTCATTCCGATAGTATACTTACAATAGTAGACCCCACAACAGACCTACTTTCGAAATATTTTGAAATGATTTCCTGATGAGATTTTACACAAACGTCCAGATGGTTGGCGATAATTTTCTTGTTCGTGGGTATGAAAATGGAAAACATTTTATGACACGAGAGAAATTTTCTCCAACTCTTTTTGTACCTGCTAAAAAACAAACAAAATATCAAACTTTGAGTGGAGAATATGTAGAAGCAACCAAACCAGGATCTGTTCGGGATTCACGTGAGTTCATTAAAAAGTATGATGGTGTAGATGGATTCAAAATTTATGGAAATGAGAGATTTATCTATCAATACATTTCAGATACCTATCCAGAAGAAGAACTAAAGTTTGATATTAATAAAATTAAACTTACAACTCTTGATATTGAGGTTGCTTCTGAAAATGGATTTCCTGATGTAGAATCTGCATCCGAAGAAATTCTTCTAATAACTATTCAGGATTATTCAACAAAAGAAATTATTACCTGGGGTCAAGGACCGTTTAAATTGAATCAAGGTAATGTATATTATAAAAGATTTAATAATGAATATGATCTTCTTAGTGATTTTATTAATTGGTGGATGATTGAAGAAAATACTCCAGAAGTTATTACTGGTTGGAATAGTAAACTTTATGATATTCCTTATATTGTTCGTCGTTTAGATCGTGTTCTTGGCGAAAAATTGATGAAACGCATTTCCCCATGGGGTCTTGTAACCGAAGAAGAAACATATATCTCTGGAAGAAAATATCTTTCATATGATATTGGTGGTATTTCGCAGTTGGACTACCTTGATCTTTATAAAAAGTTTACCTACACTAACCAAGAATCATATCGCTTAGATCATATTGCTAATGTGGAATTGGGACAGAAAAAACTGGATCACTCTGAATTTGATACTTTTAAAGACTTTTATACCAAAGGTTGGCAAAAGTTTGTAGAGTATAACATTAAAGACGTAGAACTTGTTGACCGTTTAGAAGACAAGATGAAGTTGATTGAACTTGCTCTAACGATGGCATATGATGCCAAAGTGAACTATGAAGATGTATTCTATCAAGTTAGAATGTGGGATACAATTATTTACAATTATTTAAAAAAAAGGAACATTGTAATCCCACCTAAAGAGCGTTCTGACAAAGATTCTAAGTATGCTGGTGCTTATGTAAAAGAACCAATTCCTGGAAAGTATGATTGGGTGGTGAGTTTTGACCTTAATTCATTGTATCCCCATTTAATCATGCAGTATAATATCTCACCAGAAACTCTTCTGGATGAGAAGCACCCAACTGTGACTGTGGATAAGATTCTCAATCAGGATCTTACTTTTGAGTTGTACAAAGATAGGGCAGTTTGTGCTAACGGGGCAATGTTCCGTAAAGATGTGCGTGGATTCCTACCAGAACTGATGGAGAAGATCTATAAAGATCGTACTATCTACAAAAAGAAAATGCTCGCTGCAAAACAAGAGTATCAAAAGAAAAAAACAAAAGAGTTGGAAAAAGAGATTGCTCGCTGTAACAACATCCAAATGGCACGTAAGATTCAACTTAACTCTGCTTATGGCGCTATCGGCAATCAGTATTTCCGTTATTACAAACTAGCAAACGCAGAGGCAATCACCTTGTCTGGACAGGTATCGATCCGCTGGATTGAGAATAAGATGAATGCCTATCTAAACAAGATTCTTAAAACTGATGGTGTTGACTATGTTATTGCTTCAGATACTGATTCTATTTACCTTAATATGGGTCCTCTGGTTGAAACTGTATACAAGGGAAGAGAGAAAACTACTGAAAGCGTTGTTTCGTTCCTTGATAAGGTCTGTCAGGTGGAACTTGAAAAGTATATTGAAGGTTGCTACCAAGAACTGGCTGAGTATGTGAATGCTTACGACCAGAAGATGCAGATGAAGCGTGAGAATATCGCTGAACGTGGAATCTGGACTGCGAAGAAGCGTTACATTTTGAATGTCTGGGATAGTGAGGGTGTTCGCTATGAAGAACCTAAACTGAAGATGATGGGTATTGAGGCAGTCAAGTCATCGACTCCTGCACCTTGTCGCAAGATGATTAAGGATGGACTCAAGTTAATGATGAGTGGAACTGAAGAGGATGTAATCAACTTCATTGATAAGTGTCGTGAAGAGTTTAAAAAACTCCCACCAGAACAGATTGCATTTCCACGAACTGCTTCTGATGTTCGTAAGTATGCAGCATCATCAACAATTTACGCTCAGAAAACTCCCATCCATATTCGTGGAGCACTTCTCTTTAATCATTATATAAAAGAAAATAAACTGACGAATAAGTATTCTCTGATTGGTAATGGTGAAAAAATTAAGTTTGTATACTTAAAGAAACCTAATATTATTCAAGAAAATATTATTTCCTTCATTCAAGATTTTCCAAGAGAACTTGGACTTGACAAATACATTGATTATGACCTACAATTTGAGAAGAGTTTTGTAGACCCACTCAAATCTATCCTAGATTCGATTGGGTGGAATGTAGAAAAAACTGTAAACCTTGAACTATTTTTTGCCTAATGGATTTGCCTATTAACGATAAAGAACTTGATATAATTGTAAAAGCATTGGGTTTTGGTGGAGATGCTGCTCTCTACCATAAACTTAAACTGATAAAAGAACTGAGGGAACAAGGTTTGCCCTATAAAAAAATACTTAGAGAAGAGTATGGGATGGTAGCATGATAAAACTTCCTATAAGTGAAAAGGAATTAGAAATTATCATTAGCACTCTCAAGGGTCCTCATCCAACCCTTTATGCCAAACTTTGGACACACAAAATGAATTTTTTGAATAAGGAAAAAAAAGATGGACTTTCTTAAAGAAATCGTAAAAGAAGTGGGTGGTGAGTATACCAAACTCGCTTCCGACATTGATGAGACTGAAACTTATGTTGACACGGGTTCATACATTTTTAATGCACTGGTTTCAGGTAGTATATTTGGTGGTGTATCTGGGAATAAGATTACTGCTATTGCTGGAGAGTCTTCTACTGGAAAGACTTTCTTTTCTCTCGCTGTGGTTAAGAATTTTCTTAATACTCACCCCGATGGTTATTGTCTCTACTTTGATACTGAAGCCGCTATTACAAAATCACTTGTAGAATCCCGTGGAATTGATACTTCTCGCCTGGTTGTTGTTAATGTCGTTACCATTGAGGAGTTTCGCACCAAGGCACTCAAAGCAGTAGACCTATACTTAAAAAAACCTGAAGGAGAACGTAAACCCTGTATGTTTGTGCTAGACTCTCTTGGTATGCTTTCAACAGAGAAAGAAATTACCGATGCGCTGAACGACAAACAAGTTCGTGATATGACTAAATCGCAATTAGTCAAAGGTGCCTTCCGAATGCTCACACTCAAATTAGGTCAAGCAAATGTCCCGCTCCTGGTCACAAATCATACATACGAT